TGATGCAAATAAAGTATTATTACCAAATGGTACTGAAGTATCAAAAGAAGATGCAGTTAAATTTGTAGAAGCTGGTGGTGGTGGAATGAATCCATCTGATACTGCTACATTTGTAAAAGATAAAAGTGGTAACTTATTAATTCAATTCCACTCTGATAAAACATCAACCGCTGATATACAAGATAACTCTACTTTAGCTCAGGAAGGAGAAAATTATAAAGATGCACTTAATAGAATTGATGAATTATCTAATGATGATAAGAAAGAAGCTAACTCTATTATAGATACATATTCTTCTAAGATGTCATCTATTGAAGAAAATTATAATAATCAAGCAGCTACTATTGCTGGTAGATTATCTGAATTAACATTGGATACTCAGATAGATATTATAGAAAAGGATAAACAAACTCTAAAAAAGAATATTGAGGTAGCTATATTTGGTAAGGATGGTAAACCTAAAAAACAATTTAAGAATTATCTACCTGCCGATTCCACCACAACTTCTTTATCAATGAAGGAAAAATATGAATCTATTCGTAGAATGGTTGCTGATGGTAATGGTAAAACAAATGAAGTTAAGGTAATAACAAAAGTAGGACTTATTTTACAATCAAAGGATTCATCTATTGAGGGTATTGATGTAAAAAAACTTATATCCGATGAAAGAGCTGAAGTTGTAAATTTACAAAGAGAAAGAGTTAATGTACTAAACAAAAAATCAGTAGATGTTGGTGGTGTTAGTGTACCATTAGGTAGATTAATGGAAGCTGAGGAAACTATTAGAGGATTTCATTTAAGTTTAATTGATTATCCACCTAAGAAATATGAAAGTGGAAACCCATCATCTATGGTAGGTTCATCGTTGGATATAAATATGGGTGGAGTTAAAGTAAATGGTGAAGTACTTAGGGGATGTATGGGTGTTAGTAATACAACAGAATTTAAACAAAAATTTAAGTTAATTGAAGCTGATGATTTGGTTACAGATGGTGAAGGTAATGTAACTGGAAAAACTGTATTTGTTTACGCTATCGATTCTGAGGGTAAGGAAATTCAAATTGGTAAAAAGAGTTATCGTTCAAAAGCCGGTGCAACTGGAAAGACAAATAACACATTCATATATAGTAATGAAATGCAAAAGTGTTTTAAATCCAAATCTTAAAAAATAATACCCCCAAATTAATTATTTGATATTTATAGGTGATTGATTAACAGAGAAACAAATTTATGAAAACACAACTATTGTGTACATTTACTTCTAAGGATACTTTACAAAAGACTCTACAAGATATTAGAGAGACTTATGTGATAGTATATAACTATATCTACATACTTCAAAACAAGGCAAATTTGGATGAATTGTATGTTACTTATAACATCAATACCGAGTTTAAACCTCCACATCCTTTAGAAGATACTATACTAATACACAGAAAAAAAGAGTCAAATACTTTATACACCATTAACGCACTAAACCAATTAGTTAGAGAAGAAAATGGTGGTGTATTAGATAAAACATTTATCATTGATTGGCAAAAATTTAGAAATTCAATAATACTTACAAATACTGAGGGTACTAAGCGTATTCAAACTCGTATCTTTGAGGTTATCGAATTTAATCAAAAATAAAAAATAAGAAATGGCAAAATTCACAAGAGAACAAATCGAAGAAGCATTAAATTGTAATGGGTATAAATACTTTACAAGTGATAAAGGATATGATGTTAACATCGTTGGTATTAGAAATTCCGATACACATGGTGAAGTAACAAATAAATTTGATGATACTCTTACGATATCTTACAAAGATTCAGATGGAAAGTGGATTTATAATGAATATAAAGCAACAACAGACCCTGGTTCACATTGGGAAAAGAACTTGTTGAACAAAGATGGTGTTGCAATTCTAAAACCAGGTCAATATAGAGGTTCTCATAAACTTGGATTACACCAAGGTAAATATGAGGCACTAAGACAGAAGTCACCTGTTAAAGTTTATAGAGATAATAACAAAGATGGTAAATATGATATGATTGAAGAGAATGTACAAGAAGGTATATTTGGAATCAATATTCATAAAGCTGGAAAGTTTGTAAATGGGTCAACTCAGATTGATAAATGGTCTGCAGGTTGTCAAGTATTCTCTAAAGAATCGGATTTCAACGAATTTATGGAAATTTGTAGAAAGGCTAGAGATATATGGGGAAACTCTTTCACATATACGTTGATAGAATCCAACGATATTTCGTAAAAAAAGTAAAAAGTTATGACAATCACCTTATCAGGGCAAATTTCGGCAGGAAATATAGGTAGTGAATTTGGAAGAGCATATTCATCATATATGTCCATGTGGAATGCTAGAAATGGTAGATATGGTTCTATTAACACATATGCATCTGAAAGAAATCCATTAAATGGAGTTTCTAAGACTAATAGTGGATATGCATTCTCAGACTGGTACGGATATAACCATAGAGCTTCAATAGCTCAGGTTCGTTTAAAACAACAAGAACGATATGCGGATGCAGATACTAGAGTAATTAGATATAGATATGATGGTGCATATGTAACACAAGCCTGGCAATGGGGAACTACATCACTAAATCCTTGGTTTTATATGCCACAATATCAAAGTTTTAATGTTTTGTTTGATAATGGTATTAGTTGGGGAAATCCGAGTCATCTCACCACTAGACAAATATATTCAAATCAAAGGGGATATTTCTTAAACGTAAGAGAACGAGCATCCACATTCCGATTTTATGATAGACTTTACGCACAATCAGGTGAAATATTTAGAATTGCAAATATAAGTTAAAAAAAGTTATTATGGCAAATTATTATTTTAAAGATAGAGATTCGTACTTTAAATTTTCAGATGAAACATATGAAATTATATGTGTAACTACCAACTTTACAAATAAGTGTGTAGCAATAAGTTCTGATACCAATGGAGGATACCAGATAATGAGAGATTCTTATATAGAAGAACCAACCGGTATAATATCTATATCTGAAGAACTCTTTGAAGCAAAAAGAGATGAAGTAAAGCAATACATAATTGAAAATTTATAAAAATGAGTAATTGGTTTGTAAAATCGTTTGATAACTACTTTAAGTTTATAGATGATGATTCATCTATGATTGTACTAACATCATCTAGTTTGGATGAAAGTGGAAGTGATATGTGTATTTCATACAATCATTTATCCGAAAGTGTACCTAAATACGAAGGTATTAGAGATTCTCTTATATCATCATCTTATTTTACATCATCATATACAGGTTCATCAGAACCAGTACCACAAATTATTAGTGAATCCCTTTGGGAAGAAAAGAAAACAGAAATAAAAAGTTACATAATAAATAGTTTATAAATGAAAATAGTTATAGCGGGTGGAGGAACTGCTGGTTGGTTATCAGCATTATTCCTAGCCAAACAAAATTTACACAGAGATATTCCAGCTTACGATGTTACTCTTATAGAGAGTGATGATATTCCAATTATAGGAGCTGGTGAAGGTTCAACTGGAGTACTACAAAAAGTACTTCTATCTACTTTAACTGAATTAGAAGGATTTAGTGAACAAGAGTTTTTCCATAATTGTAATACAACATTTAAATTAGGAATTGATTGTATAGATTGGAATGGAGTAGGTGATAAATTTTTTGAATCATTATCTGGAACACAAACTTCAGAGTGGCCACTGGATAGAGATTTTACCATATGTTCTAAATATGGAAAAGCAGCAGATTCTACTGCCAATAAATACCTTTGGGAAAAGAATCTAACACCATTTTTAAAAAATGAAAATGCTGATAACGTTGAGCCTGGATATGCGTATCACTTTGATGCACATAAAGTTGGTGAGTGGTTTAAGAAGATTGCATTAGAAAATGGAATTAAATTACAAAAAGGTACAATAACCAATACTAAGTTAAATTCAAAAAATGGTGAATTGGATAAAGTAATACTTTCCGATGGAACTGAAATAGAATCTGATTTTTGGATTGATTGTACTGGATTCAATAGAGTACTAAGTAAAGCGGTTGGTTCAGAATGGGTTTCATATTCAGAATATCTCCCAATTAACTCAGCATTAGTTTATTCACATCAATATGAAGAAGGTGAAGAAATTTCACCTGCAACAACTGCATGGGCAATGCCAAATGGTTGGATGTGGCAAATTCCAACTCAAGAAAGATTAGGATGTGGATATTGTTATTCTGATAAGTTTGTATCTGAGGAACAAGCTCTGAAAGAACTACAAGAAGTTACTGGTAGAAAGATAACACCTCTTAGAACTATTAAGTTCGATAGTGGTAGGTTAAAAGAAGTTTGGAAAAAGAATGTACTTTCAATAGGATTATCATCTTCCTTCTTAGAACCATTAGAAGCAACATCAATACATTCATCTATTATTCAGTTAGTACAACTAACACAACATCACTTATCACCTTACAAAGAGGATATGATGAGAGAATCAAACATCAAAGCAAATAATGAACACTTTAATATGATGTTAGATGAATTCAGAGCTTTGATTCAAATGCACTATATTACAAAAAGAGATGATACTCCATTTTGGAAATATGTACATAATGATTTAAAGAGAGACCCATTAGTTGAAAGAATTTTAGAGATATGTGAATATAGAGTTCCAAATGCAAATGATTTTCCATATTACAATGGAGCTGCTAGTTGGGGTGTATTCAATTGGATATTGGCTGGTAATGATTTAATTAGTAAAGATGTATTGGATAAATCTCTAAATATTCACAATTTTGAAAAAGAATCTGAACAAGTTTACAAACATATGGTTAAACAATTCGGATTTGATGCTAAACAACACTTCCCTCATACTGAATTTATCGGATGGGTAAAAGATTTTTCAAAAAAAGAAAAATAAAATTAGGATAATTCAAATTAATTTCTTATATTTGTATTAACAAATGAGGAAAAAAACTTTTTTAAATAAAATTCAAAAAAGATTTGGAATTGTTAAAAACTTTTCGTATATTTGTATAAATAAATGGAGATAGACCCTCTTAAAACTGGGTTTTTTGATATTTATATATGGTGTAGGAAAGACACCGAAATAAAACCATTAAATAAATAAAACTTTAAAATTTAAAAATTATGGCACTAGATTTAAGCGCAATCAGAGGTAGACTGAACAAACTACAAAACACTTCAAACAGAACATCTAATCTATGGAAACCAACACCTGGTAAACACCAAGTGAGAGTAGTTCCTTATAAGTTTTCTCCTGAGAATCCTTTTATTGAATTATTTTTCCATTACAACATCAACAACAAAACGTATTTGTCTCCTTCTTCTTTTGGAAGACCAGACCCTATCGTTGAGTTCGCTGAAAAGTTGAAAAGAATGGGTGATAAAGAAGATTGGAAAGCAGCTAAGAAGATGGAACCGAAATTAAGAACTTTTGTACCTGTACTTGTAAGAGGAGAGGAATCAGAAGGAGTTAAGTTTTGGGGATTCGGAAAAACTGTCTACCAAGAAATATTAGGTTATATTGCTGATCCTGATTATGGAGATATTACTGACCCTACTAATGGTAGAGATATTACTATCGAATATACATCAGCTGAAGATGCGGGAACTTCTTATCCTGTAACTACTATCCGTGTTAAACCTAATACAACTCCATTAGGAAAAGATGCAGAAGCAAATCAAAACTTTATTGAAACTCAAACTAATATTACTGATATCTATTCAGAATTATCTTACGATGAGTTAAAATCAGTATTAGAAGGTTGGTTAAACCCAACTGCAGATGAAGCTAATGAGAGTGTATCTCAACAAACACTTTCAACACCTTCAACTAAAGCAGCACCTGCTCCAGTAGCAGCACCTGCGGCAGCTGTAAGTACTGAAGAAAAAAAGAAAATGGATGATGTTGCATCAGCATTTGATGATTTGTTTAACGGATAATATATAATAAATGGCAAAAAAAGAAATGGATTTAGCAGCAGAACTAGCTTCTGAGCTAAACAAATATAGTAAAGACCAGAAGGTTGCCTTCTTTTTAGGAGAAGATGATGCACCCACAAATGTGGATGGATGGATATCAACTGGTTGTGCTATGTTAGATGTAGCCATTTCAAATCGCCCTTATGGTGGACTTCCTGTTGGAAGGATTACTGAAGTAACTGGTTTAGAACAAAGTGGAAAATCATTAGTATCTGCTCACCTCCTTGCTGAAACACAAAGGCAAGGTGGTGTTGCGGTTCTAATAGATACTGAAACTGCGGTAAGTAGAGAGTTCTTAGAAGCAATTGGTGTAGATGTAGCAAAACTACTTTATGTATCAGCTGATTCAGTAGAACAAATTTTCGAATTTACCGAAACAATCATTGAAAAGGTAAGAACCACACAAAAAGATAAGTTAGTAACAATCGTAGTAGATTCCGTTGCAGCAGCTTCAACTAAAAAAGAGTTAGCAGCTGATTATGATAAGGATGGATACGCTACTGATAAAGCTATTATTATCTCAAAGGCGATGAGAAAGATTACCAATCTAATTGGTAGGCAAAAAATCACATTAGTATTTACTAATCAACTTAGACAGAAGATGAATGCTATGTTTGGTGACCCTTGGACTACTTCTGGAGGAAAAGCTCTTGCGTTTCACGCATCGGTTAGACTTCGTTTGAAGAATATGGGACAAATCAAACAAAAAGTAAATGGTACTGATAAAACCATTGGTATGAAAGTTAGATGTCAGGTTATCAAAAATAGAATGGGACCACCATTAAGGTCTGCTGATTTTGAAATATTCTTTGATAGAGGAATTGATAACTTTGGTTCTTGGTTAAGTGTAATGAAAGAAAATAAATTATTAAAGCAAGCTGGAGCTTGGTACACTTACATTGATACTGATACTGGAGAAGAAATTAAATTCCAATCCAAAGATTTTATTGATATGATGGAAACTAAGGATGAGTTAAAAGAACAAATCTATAAAAAGATTTGTGAAGAAACTATCTTACAATACAAATCAGATTCTAAGGATATAGAAGCACATGAATTAGATACAGCAGGTGCAGAAGTAGTAGATTAAATAAAAATAATAAGTTATGAGCAAATTAAAAGAAATGTTAAAGACATCTGCTTCGGCAGATAAGGCAAAAGCCCTTCTTACATTGGAGTTGTTAGAGAAACATCCCGCAGGAATCGGAGACCATTCAACAAAAGATTTCTATGAGAATGCAGAATCGGCACTTCAAATGTTAGTTGATGCAGATGATAGATTAGAAGCAATTGAAAAGTATTTCGGTGAATCTAATAATATTAACTACACAACTACAACTACATAATGAAAGGACTCTACAAAGATATCCTCAACGAAGTAAGTGAGGAACACAAGACTAATCATCTTCGTGAAAGGAATAGTAGGGTTATGATTATTGATGGATTAAACACCTTCATCCGAAGCTGGACAACCAACCCTACAATGAATGAGGATGGTGACCATACGGGTGGAGTTGTTGGTTCACTTAAATCTATTGGATACCAAATCAGAGAATTTAATCCAACTCGTTGTGTTGTAACTTTTGATGGTAAGAATGGTTCTCAATCAAGAAAGAAAATTCACGAAGGATATAAAGCTGGTAGAGAGAAAAACCGATTCCGAGTAAACCGTCAATATCAAGGTATGATGGATGAGGAGCAGGAAAGACTTTCTATGAAACAACAATTCATTTGGTTAAATGATATGTTAGATTCACTTCCAGTACAAACAATGATTTATGATGGTATTGAAGCAGATGATACAATTGCTTATCTAACGAAACATACTCAGTATGATTTAGATGGAGAAGTTGTAATTGTTTCAACTGATAAAGATTTTCTACAATTGGTTTCTGATAATGTAAAAGTGTTTTCACCTACTAAAAAGAAAATGTACAATAGACAAGTTGTATTTGATGAGTTTGGTATTTGGCCTGAGAACCTTCTATTATATAGAACATTAGATGGTGATAAATCAGATAATATACCAGGCATCAGAGGATGTGGTATTAAAACTCTTTTAAAGAGGTTTCCTGAACTTTCTGAAGATAGAACTATAACACATGAAGAATTCTTTAAAATGTGTGAGGAGAAGCAAGGTAAAATCAAAATGTATGATGATATCTTAAAAGCAAAAGACCAACTCCTTATGAATAAGAGGTTAATGGAATTACATGAACCACATATTCCAACAAATCAGAAGTTGCAAATTTTAGATAGATTCAATGAAAATGATATTGAATTTAAGAAGTTAGATTTCCTCAGAGTAGGTCAGAAATATAAGGTACTCCAAAACTGGAGAGACATTAACGATTGGTTACATTCAACCTTTCATAATATTATTACAAAATAAATTAGGTTTATTCAAATATTTTTCTTATATTTGGAATCAAATAGGTTATAAATGCAGAATATAGATACACTTTCTAAATACGGACAATCTTTTCAAACCAAAGTAATATCAACTTTGATTGCAGATGTTCGTTTGTTAGATACCCTTAGTGAAATTATTCATCCTAAGTTTTTTGAAGCTGAAGCTAATAAGTGGATTGTTGATGAAGTTATAACTTATTATGATGAATTCAAAAAAACTCCAACTCTTGATGTATTTAAATCGGAGATATCTAAATTAGAAGATAGAGGTTTTCAGAAAAGTATAGTAGAACAACTCAAATCAGTTTTTACTAAAGTTGGTGATTCTGATTTAGATTATGTAAAGAAAGAGTTTTCCTCATTTTGTATTAATCAAAACCTTAAAGAAGCAATTGTACAATCGGTTGATTTACTAAAAGCTGGTTCTTATGATAGAATCAAAGATTTGGTAGATAAAGCTATGAAGGTAGGAGTTGATTCTGATTTAGGACATGATTATCTATTGGATTTTGAAGAAAGAACAACTGAGATAGATAGAAATTCAGTTCCAACTGGTTGGGATTGTATTAATGAAGTAATGGATGGTGGTTTAGGACCAG